AGGTCAGATACATTAGGAACTCTGAATGATCCAATCAATACACCAAGTTTATCAGTAACCAATCTAACAGAATTGACTACTGCAGTTGCACCACTAGTACCACCAATAAGAACCATACCAGGTCTAATTCTACCCTCAAATTCAGGTTGATTTTCATTTTGAAGACTGAAAGTATCAACATTCAAAATTGTAGATGTTTCTGAATATGTAGCAGGAACATTATTGTTCCTATCATATGGATTCTCTACATAAGTATCAGATGGATTATTGTATGGGCCGTACTTATGATTTGCAGTTGCTAATCTGAATGAAATTGAAGGTAAGGTTATTGCCTGAACATTCTCAGTATTATTGGCTGCAGCCATTTCACCATTAACAGTTTCACCTACTACAAATGTTCCACTAACCATCTGAACTTGAACCAGTTTGTTGAAGGTAAAGTTAGAAACATCCACACCATCAAAGAATGGATAGACTTGAGTGAATGGCTTCAGACGTTTTGCAGTAACTTCAATATTACGAGATCTGATGAAGTGTACCAGTTCTCTACTTACAACTCTATCACCAAGAGTTTCATTATTGATAACTTCAGTAATGGTTGATTGTGAACCTGCTCTCTGTTGATCCAAAGAGGTGGTATTTCTGATTGTAGTTACATCACCAGTTGCACCCCATGGTGCTCTAAGTCCTGCCTGGTTAATTTGTTCCCTAGAAAGTCGTCTTCTTCGACCAGTACTGTCTGTATCAATATCAACATTGACACCGACAGTTTCCCATGAGTCCCACTGAACAGGAGTAACACCAAGTCTGGATCCATCTTCTGCAGTAGTGACTTCTGCTTGAAGTGCCGAAGCAATTGCCTCAAATGCACCTTCATTCTCTACAGTTCTGGTTTCTAGTCTATTAACATCAATCCAGATATCAACATCCGGTTCAAGAGAAATAGAACCATTCCAGAATTGTACCATGTAAGGAGTTACACTCTCAGTTCTAGTAGCAAATGGTTGTACCAACCAGGAGGTGTCTGTATAATCAAGAAGTAATGTTTGTCCTTTTCTCTTAACACCTTCTGCAACAATTTCAGCGAATCTAGAATCTTGATTTGCTTGAGTTGTAGTTCCAATTCCTGCAATTGCAGTAGATGCAACCTCCAGATTGATTGCAGTCGTATAATGAGATGGTCTCAGAACTCTGTTCTTAAGATCAACACTATTTTTAACCCCAATAGTAGTATCCTGAGGATTCAAAGTAGAGAAATTATCGATAAAGATTCCACTCTTAAATCTGTTCAGACCATTTGAGTCAGGAACAAAGAGATTTAGTGTATTAGTTTCAATCAAACTTAGAGAACTATAATACTCAAGACTCTTAATTCTCTGCTCCAACTTAGAAATATCTCTCATCTGATATCTCTTATGTTGTACAACAGATACTCTTGCGTTTTCTGTTGTATAGAGATATGCTGGAAGGAATATGTTCGCAATATTCAGAGCTCCATTAACTTCATCAGGAAGTTTTGGATCATCTGATGGAGTACCATACTTAATACTCAATCCACCATCTGGAGAAAGATAAACTCTATCAGCTCTTCCAAGATAATAATTATAATCAAGTGTCATTGACTCATCTGATGCAATAACATTTTTTGAACTATGTTGTCCAGTTACCCCACCATCAAAATCTCTTCCATAGAATTCAAGTGGAGATCTGGAATTTACAGTGATAGAGTAATCTTTTACTCTTGGTCTTGCATCAACTATGTCAGTATTTCTGACTCCATCAATAGCATTGATTTCTCCATTATAATCAAAAGAATTATAAGAGTTTACAACTGTGATATCACCAGTGTCGGCAGAATCGTAGAATGCCTTAGAATAATACACTCTTAACTGTCTTACAGGCGATTTAAAACCTGGTTTCCTTATTAGTCTGGAGTAGTCATAAATGGTCTCTCTTTGACCATTATCAAATGTATATTGATCTGTAATGTTTCTGGATCCAGCTTCAAATGTACCTACAATTCCACTTACACCAGACTGACTGAACTGAACGACCTCATTCTTCTCAAAAGAAGTATCATTCAAATAAATGAATCCAACAGTTGTATCAGTCTCTCTAGTCAGATAGAATGCTTTTGCACCACTGATTGTACCAGTAATGGTCTCACCTATAATAAGGTCATTTGTCGTTGCTGTAGGGCCATCAAGAGACCCTAGAACCATACTTGGTGATACTGCGGGACTAGTATTGGTAGACTCAAAAATACCATGAATCTTGACAACATCAGGAACATTCAATGAAATCACAGAGTCTTGAACTCTGGTTCCAAATGGGTAGTTACCAAAGGTAAGTCCATCATTCAGAGTAGTACCTGCAAAACCTGCATTTGTACCAGATGCAGAAAGTTTGGACTTATTAACAATAAGACTATTTGATATTGATTTTCTCTTAACCTTGGCAGTAACAGAACTCTTTCTCAGAGTTGTGATTAAGATTGATCCTGAAGGATCTGCACCAGAAAGACCAATGATTTGAATAGTAGTAGAACCATTGGTAAGAACAACCTTATCAGAAGTCAGAACCTCTGTGGTTCCATTAGAGCGGATAAGAATGTATCTCTCTTCATCAAATGGTAGGAAGGTTTCATTTGTTCCTGCATCAATTGCTGGAGTCTCTCCTTGAGCACTAATTGAAGTCTGGAACTGTTTTCTAATGACAAGATTAGAAGAACTAAGGTCAACAGAAGATAGATTTTTCTTGGGAAAAATACTGTAAAGAGACTGATTAGTGGATTCATTTCCACTTCCAAAGTTTCTTTGAATCTTACTATTAACAATTGCTAGGTCATTTACACTAATTAGTGTAGAAGGAACAGAACCTTCAACAACACCACTAACAGTAGCAACACCAACAATCTTTAATGCAGATCCACTATTCTCAGTAATTCTACCAAGAGAAGGAACTGAACTAGAAATTGTGGAATATTTTACCAGATTACCAACAGTAGCAATACCAATAAAGGATGTGGAAGGATTTGTAATAGTTGAGACACCAGTTGCGGCATCACCAGCAGTCAAGGTTGCATTTCCAATAACAAAATTAGATTTTGGAACAATATTGGCAGTAAACGTATTTGCTGCACCAACAATACCATAAACTGACTGAATATCAGAGTTACCATATGATCTAGAATCAATTACATATCTGTCATTATCCTTAACACCATTAAATACTAGATTTTCTCCAATAAAGAAGTTACCTTTTACATTATATGCAGTAACCGCAGCTCCTGCACTTACTGGACTTCTAAGATATGCAGAAGCACCACTAGATTCACCTTGAATAAAAGTTGGGAGTGTAAGAGTTACATTTTCATTGACTGTAAGATCTGTATTTGTTTGTACATCAAACAGTGAAAGATCCCACTTGTTCAGATTTGAGTTTGTAGTGTCATAAGAACCCGATTCTAGTGCAAAATCATAGATTCTTGCAACACCAATTTCCTTACCAGCAGCGGTTCCATTGGTTTGGACTCTTTGATCTCTGAGACTTAGAGTATTTGAAGTATTAAAACCAATTGTTGCAGATCCAAAGACAGTATCAACTTCAAAGGTGGGCCCAAAACCAAAGTTAATGGCTTGATTTTGAAGTAAACGCGTGGTTCTTGGTTTTGGACAATCAATGAGAGTGGTAGATCTGGTTTCAACCTCAAAACCTTTCACATATGCCTTACCAGGTGAAATTCTGTAGATTGCAAGGTTTTCATTAGGAACACTACCCTGAGCAGTGGTTTGCCCCTCTTCGTAAATACCTCTATTTCCTTCACCATCATTTAAACTATCTCTTAAAGAAGTAGTAAACTCTTTAATGTAGTAATTTCCTGATTCATCATAAGTTCTTCTGGCGAGTTCTTGAGACAGAATATTATATTCAGTTTTATTGGTATCTGATCTTAATTCACCACCAATAACTTCAGACAACTGAACAAAGTTACTATCTTCAAATTCGTCTAAGGGTCTCTTTGCAAGAATTGCACTAATTTTGAAGCGATCCGCCCCTGGAGCACTATAATTGTTAAAACCTTGGGCATTATCTGTGAGAGTTGGATCTACATCAGAAGAAATAATACTTTCTGTTACTTGTAGACCAATTCTGTAGTTTGGTTTGTTTGAATATTGATCAAGAATCAAAATTTGATCATACACATCAACAAAAGTACCTCTCAAAAAGTACACACCATTGTTCAGAGTAAATGCTGAACCCTTGGCAGAGGCATTTGTTGTAAGTGTATTTGCAAAACCTTCACCGGCAGAGATGAACGTGGTTGCATAGTTAATATTGACTTCTGTTACCAGGACTTCATTATCAAAGAAAGTCTCAGTTACAGCATCTGTACTTGCAGAATCAAAATATGTAACATATAGAGTATAATTTCCTCTCTCTGACTCTTTATTTGTGATATATGTAATAACTTTTGCGGTTACACCAGAATCTCTACCACTAATCTTCTGCCCAATCAACTGGTCAAGATATAGCGCAACAGGAATTCCAAGAAATTCTTCCTGAATCTGGATAGCGTAGAATGTTGAGTTATAAGTTGCGTTACCAGGAATTACCTGAGCACCTTCTTTAAACAGGTGATCTCCCACATCTTCAACTTGATTCTGAAGAATGGACTGTAGATTATTAAGTTCCCTAGCCTGGACAGGATATCCAGGTTTGAACAATACCTTATAGTAGTTACTCTGAGGATCGAAATCATCAAAATAAGGAGCAACGTTGAGATTAGTTTCCTGTGGCATAATTCTTTAGAACTGCAAGATAATCTTTACATCTTCTTTCTGTGACGAAGACCTTGTTACGGAAGGTCTGTTATCAAGGAAAATAATGTTTCCAGAATACTTTTGAGTTTCTGGTTGTGAAACACCATTAGTGAAGGACTGACCAAGATAATATGTCCTACTATTTAGAACCGTCGAAACACCGGTAAATACTGTGTCAATACCCAAGTTAGTACTTCCTCCAACAATCGTAATACTACCACCAGTAGTAGTATTACTAGTAAATCTATTCATATCAAATCCATATGTTGGATCAGGATTTAATGAACCATTGGTACTAAAACCTGCAGTTGACTTATCCTGCCAGTACTTCAGAACACCAGTAACTTGATCATATGAAACAACTCTACCAACAGCAGTTGATCCAAGACCAACTGTTTGAGTGATGTATGCGTCCTGAGTAAATGTTGCTGAACTATAACCAGTACCAGTTAATCTAAGAGCATATACTGCACTGGCCTTATCAAGTGTAAGATTTGAACTTGAACCCTGTGTATATGGATTTTCTACAAGTCCTACAGACGCAAACTGGTTACCAGTGATAAAATCTGGATTTTCAGTATCATTTTCAAATCTAGAATATGTCAGAACGTTATATGCACCTAGTTC